TCTATCACAGCAAGCGGAAGAACATTAACGACAACTGTGGGTGGATTATATTGGTTCAGTGCATTTATCAATTTTGCCACGTCAGGACAATTAACAACAGATACAATTTCACAACCTGATAATTATGGTCTTCAAATTACTGTTAATGGAAGTCCCGTTGTCAATGGTGTTGGAAATTCATTTGTTCCGACAGCAAATGCACAAGGATCTCCTCAATTAGCATCTTTTTCAGGAATGATTGCAGTTCCTGCTGGAGGTGCTGTCTCATTACAACTTCTTAATAATATTCAACAAGGAACGCCTCCGACTTTAGTTGATAATTCAGACGGCGGTACATCTGTGGTTGCATCTCTCTCTATGTTCCAACTTGCTCCTCCAACTCCCCCGTTGCCTGAAAAGAAAGTTGAAAAGAAAGTTGAAGAAAAACAATTGACAGAAAGAGAAAAACTTTTGCTGGAACGAGCAGAAAAAGTCAGAATTGCTAAAGAAACAAGAGAAAAACGCATTCAAGAAAGATTTGGAGATAGAATCGTGAAAGTAAATAAAGCAGATCAAAAACTTGAAACAAAACGCCCTGAAGCTAAAACTGCATCAGATTATTTGAAAGATGAACATGAATACAATAAAGCACAGGGAAGAAGTTGTAGTTCAATGTGTCAATTATGTCCAATTTGTGATAAAAACGAGACTCTTTCATCATCTCCTGTCTTAGTTGAAAAGCCGGTCACTAAAGTAGAAGAACCAAAAGATCCTAAAATGGAAGAATTGATCAAATACTTCGAAAGTCTTTCTCCGGCACTGAGAGAACAGCTTATCAAAGGAAAGGATAAATCACAAGCATCTTCATGGTGGTCATTGAGTAGTTAATTTCTAACTATAAAACAAGAATGCCTGTTATGAGGGGAGTTTTCAGAGGCTTTCCTTTTTATAAATGGGGAAAGCACGGCCATCGGTATTTTTATATAGTGGGAGATGCAGTCAGAAGAAAACATGCTAAAATGCAAGCAATTAGACAAGGCATTGCGATCAAAATGAATCAGAGGTATTAATTAAACAATTTACCATTGTTTAATTAAGTATTTTCTTTCTGCAAATTGGACAATTCTTTTTACCAGATTCAGTATTCAACCATTTTTATCCTATTTATATAATAAGATAAAAATTTTAAGTGAAAATCATTTACTCGTCGTCAGATCCAGAGTATTCTTCAACACTCTGGCCTTCACCTTCATCATCAGTTCCCATTCCTTCTTCAGCACGTTTCTTCAATTCAGATCTTGAAATCATCTTTCCTCCAGTATATCCTGCTCCTTCTCCGGAATCTTCGCCTCCATAACCAGATCCCATAATCAAATCTCCATCTCCGACAAACATTCCAGCTCGATGTTTTCGACGTCTCACTGGCATTCGTCTTCGACGTCTTCCGCCCATTGTTCCAAGACCAATTGCTTTTCTAACATCAGGACCATATTTATTGTAGAGATCAACAGCTTGGGGACCATATTTGATAGCAGTAGAAACAGCATTCGGAATAGCAGAAACAGCAGATCGTGCAATTTGTTTGAATGTATCAAAGAAATTTCCTGAACCAGATGCTTCAACTGTATGATAATCTAATCCCGCAACTTGCGAAGCGTTCAGCACATCTTCTTTTGAGATGATTCCTTCATTAGTTTGTACTTTATTTCCAGCAATTGTAGCTGTTCCTGTGCTTACTGTTACAACATAGAATTGCATGTTGACATCACGTTGAGAATTGAGATTTTGCATCTGGGCATTGATCTGCAGATTATAGTTGCCACTCATCAATGGCGCATCCAAAAAGCTACCAGTTTGTAAGTCTTTCGCAGGACAAAGGATAATCATTGCGCCAATGCGATTCCAGTCATTCCATGAATAAGATAAACCATTTGCACGACTTGTTTCCCAAAGTTGTTCTGGAGTTGCAGATGAGAGAAGATTTGACGCACCATTCCATGTAATAGCGAGATTTGAAAGACCTGCAAAAACTCCTTGAACATTGTTAACTGATCGATCACCGAGGAATTCTTGGGCAAAAATAAAGATTTTTTCTGGTACTGATTTGATATTTAAGTTCTGGGAGAACACTTGAACTGTCTCGCCTGGCGTTAGTAATACAGGCGGGTCTGCGAAGCGTTGGATGTCATAATAAGGGTAAACTTGAGCTTTTAAGATCTCTGAATAGAAGAGCTCATCTGGAGTCAAATATCTGAATGAAATAGTGGGTTGAGCATACAATGAAACAGTAACTGATGTAAGAGTTGAATTAGCTGAAACTGCATCATGAGACCACATCGAATCTAAAGGATTTTTTAAAGTGAGTAGGACTTGCATTTGAGTGACACCGAAGAAGCCGGCATGATAGTCTTTGCACTTTCCCCACAAGTAAGGTGAAAGAACCAATGGCTCAGTAAAACTTGTCTGAACTGAAGCTGTTGTCGATGTGTTGGAAATAACATCATAAAATACTGAAGAACCACGTCCTTGTTGATCTGAAGTTGAATCTAATTCACCGGCGAGAGCATTGGCAACGAATCCAAAAGCTTCATTGTAATTCTGAACTCCATCTTGCATACTCGGCAGTGTTGACAAATCGAATCCTTTCTCGTCTTTCATTGCACCGCATCGGAAAAGTGCTGGAAGTAATTCTGCTGAAGCGAGATTAAAATTATTATTGTTAATAGTAGCTTGAACGTTAGTACAGTTAGATTGCATGGGGAGAAAAGCAAGAGCATCAGTTGAACCAATATTTAGAAGTTGAGTAGCTCCTCCTGAAACAGTTCCTGTGAAGTCAAATTGAACATAGAATTTCATGAGTGCTCGTCGATCAATTACTTGTTTTTGGGACGGGGGTCTACAGTCAAAGCTTATTGATGTTGTTGAGAAGTTATTCGATGGAAAAGTCTGCTCTGTGATGAATTTACCGCCTCTTAAGATAGCTGCTGATCTAGGTTGATTTAAATTCAATCTTGGGTCCAAGATCCGGAAGCAGGATAGGGGAATAATATTGTCTGACATAGTGATTGTATGAATATATATTATAGTAGAGATATTTAATTTAGATCAATTAAATATCTATACTTAATTCCGACCTTGATTATTAACACTTTTTCTTAATAAAGAGCAATTGCATTGACATAACTTTGTTTTGGGGAATTTGTAATTGGAAAAGCTGACCATAGTTTTTGCTTTGCCAGAAAACAGAAATCTGAATATCTTGTAATGCATTATCTGAAAGTAAATCAATTCTTTTGAATTCACTTCCTACAACAAACTGAAGAACGCCCCTTTCAGCTGAAATCATTGTCTGAACATCGAATGTTGCAAGAATTGGTGAATAATCTGCAGAAGCTCCTTCACCTGTAGTAATTGAAGCTGATTCAGAATAATCTGTTGGCAAAGCACCCTGAATCCATTCATTTCTGGTTGGTAATGTACTTTGAATAACAATAGCATGGAAATCATTCCAGAGATACAATGTCGAAAACTCTTGAATCATTGCAAATCCAACAACAGGTGTAGTAATTGCATTATTCTTATTGTCCATAATTAGAATTTGCTGATCTCTTCCGGCCGTATCATCTTCCCTTGCAAATGCTTTCCACGATTCGAAGAAGTCGAATAATTCATTATTCATGTAAATACCAATTTCTCCATCTGCTTCAGGAGTGTAAGTTCCGCCTGAATAAACGTTGGCCGAAGCATTCTGATAAGCAGTTTGTGCATTCATTGTAATCAGTCCTGAACCCGAATCGAATGTGAGAAACGGCGGATCAGTTGCACCTGCTGGGAATCCTGCATAAGCCGAAACAATAGCAAAAGCCGAAGCATAAGCGATATTAATGAGATCGATAAAGTGTTGATATGAATAAATGTATACAGCACTTTCAGTATCAGATTCGTCTAAATTCAATGGTTTGTAAACGATAGGAATTTGAACTGGTGGATTTGCTCCCCAAGTCAATGTAACAGTGTATGATGTTGTTAGTTTGTTTTCATCAACAATATTAGGAATGAAAATAGGAATTAACTGAACGGGGATCGTGAATTTAGTTACAACTAATTCATAGTCACTTGATCTCTGAACAACTGGATTCGATCTCTGATCTTGGAAAATAGCATTAATTGGAGCTGATGTATTATTCGAGAAGAAGATATCATAATATACATTTGCTCCTTCTCCCTTCTGGTAAAAATGCCCACCTGTTTCGTTCTTCTTAAATCCTCTTTTCATCTGTGCCATGATTTGTTTACCAATCTTCGCATCATCTTTCTGCTCTTGTAAAAGATTCTTCTTGAGAAAACTCATAATTACAAATATATTATTAGTGAAGATAATATATTTATACTTCCCATGTGAATAACGTTACAAGAATATCTGGATTCACTCCTTTAAAGAATTTGATGTATTCATCACAATCTAAATGTCTTAACCATAATCTTGAAATACAATGTCTTCCACATGTAGAAATCTCTCGGGAAAGTTGTTGAAGCTGTTTATCATTATAATGAACTTCATGTCCAGATTCATACAATAATCTACATAAATGAGAATTGACTTGATTACTATCTTCTCTGAAGTGTTCAGGTATCTTTTTCAGCTGGCTGTCAATAACACCGCCGTATGAATCGAAGAAGGTTACAACATCTCCTATCCTGAATAAACAACAGTAATGACCATAGTTTTCCTTTGTCAGATACAATATGATACACATATCATGAACACCGAGAACTTCATCCAAAGTCTTCTTTTCAGCGAGTTCAGGATATGTTAAGAAATTAGCTTTCCCCTCCATTGCATCAATCATTTCAGTAGAAGTCAAAGCTTTCTTTTCCTTCTTTTTAATCTTTTCCATAATGCGAAGTGGAGTAGTATTATATTCAAGACTTAGATTTTTTCTTTTTTAATGCAAGTTTCTCTCTCATTGTTTGAAGGAGGAAACATTCATTCTGCGTCAACACGTACGGTGGTAGGTCACCACATGTGTAGCATGTTACCCATCTCGATCTTAGTTTCAAGATCTTCTCTCTTTCTTCTCTATTAAATCCACCATATTTAGTCATCCAGTATTCAATACCTGCAGTAGAAGATTTTTCAGGAAAAAAAGTCACTGAAGTCGCTTCTACAAGGATTTTTCGACTTTTTTGATAATCAGTTAAGTTATGTGCTGTAATTCCCATCGTAATATTAGAACTTCTTCCAGTTTCAAGCAGTAGATCTCTGACATCGGAAACAACTCTTCTTACTTCAGAATCTTTTACTTTTTTCATTTTCTTTCCTTTTTTCTCATCGGGAACCTCGACACTGATTTTAGAACCAACACCAATATTTTCTGTGTCGTCAAATAGAACCAAACTATTCTTAAACTCTTGACATTTAGGTGGATCTTTAATGAATTCTGCGTCAAGTTTAATTCTATTAACACCTACTTTATCAAGTAATTCATCCTCGGGTTTTGCAGAGAATAAAAATACAGGATTATTCGGGAACTTATTCTTGTAGAAACGTGCATAGGATGCTAAAAAACTTGATTTCCCGCTACCGCTAGGCCCTGCAACATATAAGATTTCACGTTGCTTATCGCCTTTTTCGTATAGAGGAACTGGATATAACATACCATCTGTAATTATAATTTCCTGTTTCATATCGATAACCTCTTTAGCCTTTTCATACATTTTTATCAAATTTTCATCTATTTTACCTCCACTTCGTATTCCCTTTGGTTTCTTTCTCTGCATTAAATACTCCTTTAATAATAATTCATCTTCTGGTTTGTACTTTATTCCTTTGAATGTTCGTTTTGACATTAACGACATTGGATTATGTACTAAACGTTCTTCCTCTTCTGATTCTTCATCGTAGACATCAACAATTCCTCCTTCATCTCCAGAAGAGATTTCATCATCATTTTCCATCATTCCTCCTCGATAAACTGGACGTTTTTTAATAGTTCTCTTTTTCTCAGCAGACCGAAAGCCTTCTTCAATATCTTCGTCATCTACAGATTCTTCAGAATCTCCCTCAAATTCGTCAGAGTATTCACTTTCATCTTCATACTCTGATTCAGATTCAACTTTTCGTTTAACCTTCTTATTAACTTTTCCTGCTTTTTTTGGCTTATCGTCAGAATAATCGTTATTTAAAACCTTCAGTAATTTCTTGTCATCGTCCTTTTTCTCTTGATAAATCCTTAAAATCTTCTTATTCATAGATCCTCCCAGTATGATTGCAATAGGTCGGCCCTTTTGAAAGCTAAGCATTTCCAAGTGTCTATATTGTATAGTAAGAATGTTTTTAAAATCCTTGAAATACAAAGATTTTAGAAAATTTGAAAATTTACCTTATCTCCTTTCTGAAAATATGTTTTTGTATTGAAAACATTCGTAGGCTGTTATACATTTAGTGTCCTGCTCCATGAATGACTCTATCCCACCAACCTGCAATATCTGTCACAAAGCGGGCTACTTTGGAAGTGGATTTACTGTAAAG